CCTATCAAGAACTGAGAATCCTGCTCCACTTGTCTTTAATATAAGTCCAGGTTTTCTCTTGTCATTCTTAAATGTTTCGTAAAAAACTTTAAGTAACATCCCTACGTCTTTTCTATCTTTACCTAAACCTCCTGCTAACCAATGACCTACAAATAAAAAGTTAAATGTATCATCAACTTTTTTCATCTCATCAACTAACAAAGGACTAAACTCTGTTGTCTTCTTATAAATATTAGTATCTGTACCTTCGAACAGAACTTCGATAGGTTTATTTGTTCTTAATTCACCTGTTACTTGTTTTGTTCTTTCGTCTTGAACATCAAAGACCGTCTTCTCAACAACTTCCTTAACAAAAGTTGAAGGTACAAAATTTACATTCATTCTATTCAAACCTTCAATCCAAGCCGCCGGACAAGCTGTTGTTTCGAGTCCCGCTGTGATTCCTATGTTATATTTTGCTATAGGTTGAAACTCATTAGGTATCACTATGTGAATGTGAATTTCAGGTTGATTAGGTAAGTGAGGGGTCGGAAGTAATCTCTCAATAATCATTTTGTCATTATCATCATTACTATCAAGAGCATTCATAGGAGTATTACCCCATCGAACATTATAAATTTTGACATCATACCTATCTAATTCAATAAGAGCTCTTACAATGTCTCTACTATGAGCTCCATAACCACTTCTTGTAGCTACAGGAGCTGTTACTAAACATACTGGTTTACTCATTACTACTCCTATACCTTAAATAAACTAAATTGTTTTCTAGGTTTCCACATCTCAAAAGCTTTGTCCATTTGTTTTATAAAATTATCTGACATAGCTTTTACTGACATCATAACGTCTTTGTCCATTACAAACTCGTGTCCATTAAGACCACAAGATTGTCTTTTTTCAGGACCCATATCGTAAAACTCTTTAATTCTTTCAGCCGCATCATCGAATCTACATCTATCATCAAAGATATACGGAGTCGGTATTGAACCTTGTAACGAACGTGTAGCAGGCCATACAGGTTTTACCCAATCACCCCACGTTAAGTCTGGATTATCTTTCCACTTTTTATCATCGTGAAATGATTTTATTTCAAGATAATCTTTGTGAGTAACAAATTTATTCTTGTATTTGAACCCACATTGGTCTTGTAGTCCCCCTGTAACATTAACAATAATAGGTGTTCCTGCCATTAGAGATTCACAAGTACCTAAACCGAAACCTTCATTAGATGCGATATTAATCGTAACGTCAACCATATTGTATAATAAGTTAAGTTGTTCTGTCTCTAACTTTCTATCACTAAAATATACTTTACAATTAGGAGCCATTTGTTTAGCAACCTCAGGTAAATCAGTTCCGTTTTCATCTCTAGGTTGAGTATGCATTAATAAAGCACATTTGTCAGCTTGTTCTTCAGGTAACATATCACAAAACGTTTTGAAAGCCATAATTACATCACCTGGCATCTTTCGTCTGATATTTCGGTTACAATAAAATAAAATAAACTCTACATTATCTTCAGTTAATTGAGACCTTAACTTTTGAACTTCCTTATACTCGTCATCAAATACATTGATTGGATAGTATTTGTTACTGACACCATGGGGTAGATAAGTTAACTGCCAGTCCTCAGGAGGGTTCTTTTTCCAAACTTCATTTACAATAGAGTAAGTTTGTTTTGATATGTTCATAATTAAATCACAACTCTCGTAGAAAAATTCGTTGTAGTGAGGAGCAGGCCAATCGTCCCAGATATTATAATAAAAGATAGGTATCTCTTGTCTTATCTCGTGTTCCATTTCATACAACCATCTCCAAAATCTTGGGTCTGTATAATGGAGTATGGCATCAGGATTCTCTCTCGACATAACCTCACGTAACACATCAGGACTACCATAACCATCGATAGGATAAATAGTTAATTTAGCGTCCTCACAACCTGATTCCTCACGGATAGATTTATCCATATTTACAACTTTACCCTTTTCAGGATGTTTGATAGCTCCCCCTATCTGAGCCCAATCGTAATGATGAGCTGTACCTATAACAAATTCTTTTGACATCGTTCCTACACCAGACGACATTCGTAAATCATCCGACAATAAAAGAATCTTCTTTTTAGCCATATAACCTCTAATCTTTTAAAATTTTCTTATCTTTATTCTCACTAAAATATTTATTAACCATCTCTAACTTATCATCAAAACTAGCCATCTGGTCTAATTCTTTTTCAATCTCATCCATTACATCACCGTGCTCACCGATACCAACAGAATTTCTCATCAAGTTCTCAACATTGATTCGGTGTTTTTCGATTTGTGCTCTGAAATGCATTTTACTAGCTTTTATGAAATCTTCTCTCATAGTCTACTCCCACTTGGTATTAAGTTATTATATTCTTTTATTTTATCTCTAAAGTCTTTATCTACAACGTACAAATCCATTGAACGATTGACTAATTTCTGTAATGTAAATTCATCATCGAACGTTTTGGATTTGAAATTTCTATATAACCCCTTTAGAATTTTGACGGATGTCAATTTATATTCCATATAAACCTCTTGATATATACATATATAAATATATACCTAATCTAATATTTTCACTAATTTTTTCATTTTTTCAGCATATTGTATAGTGTTATTTGTTCCGTTTGATTCTGTTCCTGGTTGTATAAAAGCTACTATAATATCACTATACTCAGCTATCTGTTTATTTCTTTTAAAATAGTTTGACACATAATAAGGTCTATTGTATTGTGTGGCAGGTAATTTACAATGCATATTCCAACTATAATGTGAGGGAGGAAACTCAACGTATTTCATACCTAATTCAAGAGCAAACTTTTTAGCAAATCCATCAGCTCCATCTTGTTGACCTCCACTTACTATTTCAGCCTCAGGATGTTTTTGTTTTATATCAAAGATTAAATCTTTAATTTTTTTCTTATTTGTGTAAGCTCTACTACCAACTATCCCTACTTTAATCTTCGTAGTCATTTCTCTTTTGAACCTTAATTGTTTTATCTGAGGTCACAAATTTTGTTACATTATAAAACTCTCTTAGACCTACTACTAATCCTGATTGGTCTTTATAATCATAATTAAATCTACAATATCTATTTTTTATTCCTACAGGTTTAATATCAAAAAATATAAAATCACGAGACTTAATCTCACTACCTTGTCTTACACTCGTACGAAATGATAACTTATCTTCCCACCTCATAAGAAAGTTTTTCAAATCTGTACCTTTGATTTCATCTTCCTCAAACCACAAATACAAAAGTATAGCTATATTTAATTCATTGTGAATAGAGTCTACTTTTTCCATCACAAACTTTTCTAAATCTGTATTGATAAAATCTGAAAGTTTCAATCTAAGTGTAGTTTTACTTATCATTATTTTACTCCTGCATCACAATGTTCTGTTTGATTAAATTCACAATACTTACAATTTTTCTTTGAAGGTAACTTTAAATAATCTCGTTCTAAGTTGTGTTTACCATCTTCAAAAGACTCATCTATAAACCTCTGAAGATTATTTACTACTTTATTGATACTAGGTTTACCACTAGCGGGAGAAAATGTTTGAACTCTTCTTTGAGGAAAATCAAGATTCTCGTAAAGTTTACGTTTAACAATAAAGTACTCAACATCAACACTATCAATAGGAACTTCTTGTTCTTTACTGAAAAAATATTTGTATAGTAATAACTGGTCTGTTTTGTTTTTATCAGCTTTTTGATACTTGTTCCAACCCATAGTAGAGGTCTTAATATCGATAATTTTGTATCTATCACGTAAAGTATCGTGTAGAACAACATCCATATAACCTATAAATTTTATGTTGTTAGGTAATTCATACTCAATAGGAACTTCGATACCAACTAACTCATAGTTCTTCTTACTAAAATACATATCACGTTTCTTTTTAAACCATTCCAAAATCAAGAGTCCGTGTGAGTAAAATTCTTCCATATCTTTTTGTTCACAAAAGACCTCACCCCCGTTACGTCCCATAATATTTTTGTAGTTAGTTTTCATTCTATGAAGTAACATTTCATCTAAAGGTAAGGCATTAGCCATCTTGATAGTGTCATTATACATTACGGTTAGATAAGTTTGTAGAACTTCATGCATACTTGTACCAAATAATGTATGAATACTATCAGTATATTCACCTAACTTATCTATATAATTAAGTTTCCATTTGTATGGACAAGAGTCCCATTGACTATATTGACTATAACTTATTCTTTTCATTTGATTTTCTTTACACTATGAACTGCTACACTAAATTGATTTTGACCATCAGATACGATATACATTGTAGGAAAGTGTGAGATACCTTCAACGATTACTTTTGTTCCTATAGGTATAGGTTGTTGACCAGGAATAGTATGGGGGACTGACAACTCGAACTCATCTCCTACCTTTACGCCCCAATGTTCTCTTGATGTTTTGTTAAATGATTTTTTCATTTATTTGACCTTAATGAATGTATATTCTCTATGAGATACTCAGCTCCGTTCGTAGCAGTAAATGTTTTAGGTAGATTTTCACGTTGTCCTCTAGGTATCTTACCGTGATTAACCATACTAATCGTTCCGGGTTCTCTTTCAGGAGGTAGTCCTTCTAAATCACAATAGTCCCATTGTACAGGGTCAGGTATACCTGTTACTTCTACAATAGGTTTACTTCTGTTTAAAACATATAATTGTACTAACGGAAACTTCATTTACCCCACTTACCTCGTCCCACTATTGTAGCCATAATACCATAGTTACTTACATCAAGATAAGCATCTTCTAATGGTTCATCTTTTACAGCTGATTCTCTACCTGTCATCAATAAAGTTTTTACTCGTTGTAACTTATCATTCATTCTGAACCAAAGACCTGTAAGAGATAATTTGATTTCCTCAGGTGTTTGTAACATTGTTCCAACTGATATATTACCTGGACCATAATCGTGTTGTTTATGTAGGAATAATTCATATTGTTCTCGTTGAATCTTTTTGAACTCTGAAGTCATCTCAGGCCACTCTTTTTCCATTTGTTCAACAACATTGTAATCTTCATCTGAACGAGGACTATCTTTAATTATATTTGTCATATTTCTCCTAATTTACATACCTGAATATACGAATAATTTACTATACGTGTCAAGTGTTTTTTAACCATTTCCTGCTGTATAACCATCAGAAGAACCCAATACATTTAGTCCTGCTTCTTCTATTCTCTTAGGTTCAATTCCCCATTTCTGAGCTAATTGACCTAACTCTAACATTCCTCCCTCGGTGAGGTAATACATATCAATCATCTCGATTGCTTCTTTTTTACTAACTTCTTCGTGATTAGTAACAATATTTACTAACCAATTTGGATGTGCCATTTCACTTCTCCCTTTAACATATTTATAAAATCTATTATCTTTAGGTAAGATATTTGTGTATAACTTGTATAAGTCTTGAGGTTTTAAATTATATTTTTGTAATTCATTTACGAGGTCGATTATATTCATATTCATAGACAGAAATCTATGTATCATATAGTTTGACCAGGACTTTTTATCTTCTTCTGTAAGTGTTTCCCAATACTTAGGATTTTGAACTTTTTTTATTTGATTGATGTGGTCGAACAGACCTTTCTTTTTTATCAAAGATTTTTTCGTAGTTTTCTTCATACTTTTTTATATTCGAGACTCTATTAGAATCTCCCTTTCCGGCTTCTGAATACTTAGCTTGTTTCGACATCAGATTGTTCTAATCCTGTACCTTTTAACATATCTTTAGGTACTTGTCCACAATTTCCACAACTATAAATTTCGATAGGAATAATTGCTTCTTCTCCTGTAGGTGATACTAAGGCTGATAACCTTTTCAGTACGGTTGATTTGATGAATAAATAATTACCACAATGTTCACACTTGATTGTATCTGCTTCTCTCAAATCAACCTTGACTTGAGCTTGTTGTGGTTTCGGTTTCCTCATTGGATGCATACTCATTTAATGACTCCTAATAATTCTATAATCATAGCCATCGCATTGATTTCTTTATCAACCACTTGACTATCTGATAATTCATATCTTGCTATTATCAAGATACATTCTGCTATATGACCTTTACCATATGAATCAACTTCATCATACAACAATCTAAACAAATCTGCAAAGTCTGTAATCTTATTGTCAGCTAATAACTGACGAATCTCAGTAAAAGCTGTTTTTCCATCTTGTGTCCTTAATATTTTCAAAAGTTTTAACTTGTAATCATTTTGAATGATACTTGAGGTATCTAACTTTAATTTACCATTCACAACATTTCTTTGAGCTGAGTTGATAACTCTACGAATGTCAGGATAACTACTATCAATTAAAACTTTAATATCTTCCATCGTATCGATTACGTTTTCTTTTATCAATATATTATGTAGATGTTTAGCTACATCACTTTTCGATGGAGGTATAATTTGAAATGATTGACAACGACTTTGTATCGGGTCTATGATTCTTTCAACAAAATTACAAGTCAAGATAAATCTACAATGTTTAGAGAATGTTTCCATAAGATTACGAAGAGCGGCCTGAGCATTCGGAGTAATGTAATCACACTCATCTAAGATAATCACTTTCATATCTTTGAAACCGATTGTAGAGGCAAACTCTTTTACTTTTGTTCTGACCGTTTCAACATTATTCTCATCTGAGGCATTTATATAGAGATAATCACATTCTATATTCTTAACAAGAATCTTAGCTAGTGTTGTTTTACCAGTACCAGCTTTACCAAACAAAAGTAAGTGAGGTAAATCACCAGTCTCTAAGTAATGTTTTACCTTAGATGTAAGATGTTCGTTTCCTATATAGTTCTCTAACGTACTTGGACGATACTTTTCTACCCACAAAGTGTTTGACATTAATCAACATCCTGAGTAGCAACTAACCAATACTGACTTTCGTAGTTATCAACTTTGAATGACATCTTAATCAAACCATCACTACTGACTTCCATAGTACCAGTTTCACACTCTTCATTAGCTTTTAATATAGAAGCGAAATGTTCTGCATTAAATGACATTGTCTCCATATGAGCTGATTGTGTTGTTTCAACTGGAATAGTTATTCTGTTTGTGTTAGTTGAGGCTGAGAATCCAAGAACTAATTTAGCACTTGTACCATCTGTTACGACAGAAAACTTAGTAACTTCAGGAAGAGCACCTTTACCAGCTAAAAATGTCTTTCTGAGATAATCTGTAATATTCACATTCAATTCAAACTCAGGAATGTTTTTTAGATTAGGAGGTTCATTAATAATAGAAGGGTCTGACAACATATAATTTACTGAAGTATTCGAGTCATTAAACTTGAGAGCTAGAGCCTTCTCATCTGATTTTAATACTGAAATCTTCACATCGTTATCTAATACTTTTATCATACTGAGTAAAGAATCAGTTGAGTAGACACCTAAAATCGAATCATCGAAATCAGGTTTCCAATCAGTCATCTTGACTAAAGCTAACATCGAGTTTCCTTCCGACACACTCTTAGTCATCAGTTGTTGTTTTTCTGAGTTACTATTTAGAACGACAGCATTACCTACACCGTCTAAGTAGTATTTGTTTATGAAACGGACTAAACTATTTTTATCCATGTTTTCTCCTTGAATTTATAACCATATATACATATATACGAGTTTGTTGAAAATCAAAAAAATCTTTCCAATGTTTTAGAAGCATCAGTAGGTTTAGTCCAACCGAGAGCCTCATACAACATCATAATTTTTTTATGTAAAGCTTTGTCATATAATTTTGTAGCATCAATGTATGTTCTGATAAATGTTAATACTTCTGGAGGGTCTTCATAACCTTTGTAAGCTATCGTGTCAATGTTCAAAGGATTTTGTTTGAGATAGACCCACTTGATTTTATCACCATTTGTTATTTTTGAGTATTGTTTTGATATGTTGAAATGTTTTAGAAAGTCATTATAATATATAGAACTTTTCACGTGTACAGGAGTTCCTAGATGATGTGATTGAAAAACAACTCCATCAGGTTTGTGATACTTTCCTATTCCTTTCACACCAATAGGAATAGCAATCTTATTGAAATCCATAAGTTTCATACTATCTTTGAAGTTGATAATAAATTTATCTAACTCTGTTTTAGGAACACTCATCAAAATATCTTCTAATAACTTTGATAACATAGTTCTCATAGCTATCGGAAAACTACTTCTAACCGTATCTAAACCTTTCACTAACAACTTATCAACTTTTTTACCATTGTCATTTATGATTTTCATACCATATCGTTTCTTCGTAACGAACAATCCACTCTTAGCAATAACCTCTTGTTTTATATCAAATCTATGTTTATCTAAGTTACAAAATCTTTTACCAAAGAAGTCATATCCTTTGTTTAGATAATCTTGTACCTCACTAGCTATATTAAGAATAGTTTTTGACATTACATCTTCATCTCGTGTGTTGACATCAGGGTATCTTTTTTCAACTAAAGGAAGAGCAGAGTAAAATACTGAGTCTGTATCAATGTAAATACAATAATCTTTAGTATCACCAAGTTCTTTGTTGTAGTAAGCATTACCAATCTTACGAGTAAACTTAATCAAAGATTGACCTGTACTTGTAACAGCCTCAGCATTGTCTAGGTCATAGAATCTGAAAGCAGGAAGTCCTAAAACACCATACAAACTATTCAACACAATCTTTTGTAGATGTTGTCTTCTGTCAAAGTAATCTGACTTTTCTTTATCACCTTGTTCGTGTAGTTTTTTAGATAACTTTCTATACTCGACTCTCTCATCAAACCATTTTCTTAATAAGGCAGGAAGTAATCCGTTTTTATCTGTTCTGTACATAACACCATTTGTTGCAACACCTATCTGTTCATTGTCGAGCATATTTTTTAGTTCTGTTTCAGTATAACGATTAATCAAATTACCATCACGTGTTAGTGAGTATGTTTTTTTATTCTTTTTGTCAATAAACTCTTCAGGATTCCAACCTTCTATCTTTCCTAATTTAGTTTCAGGAGATATGTTTAGAGACATAATACAAGACGGATACATCGAAGTAATATCTAAGTCATAAACCCAATCGTGTTTACCTTTCTGAGGGTCTTGTACATAAGCTCCTTCAAACTTTTCCGATTTATTTATACCCTTTGTAGGTTTATTAGGAGCCACAATCTCTTGTTTACGTAGATAAACTAATATAGCACCTTCTAAATATCTTGAGGACATAAACACATCTTCATACGGACAATGACCAAGATGTGCTAGACCACGAGCAATCTCTATAAAGTCAAGTTTTTCATCTATCTTTTTCACAAGTTTTACGTCTTGTAAGTTGTACTCAACAAACTTATCTAAGTCATTTTCATATAAATCATTCAAAGTTCCTTCATACTCGACTTTCTTTTCACCTACTTCATATTCTCCTATAGCATCTAATCTGTATGAAGGTTGTTGACTGAATGTAAACTTTTTATATAATGTTAAGTAATCTAAAATACTGACACCAGCTATTTTGTATCTATTAGCAAAATCACTCCACTCAACGATACCTATCGGAGACAACACATCAGCTATCTGTCTACCAACTATTCTTTGAGCTCGATTATAGAGATAAGGAACATCAAAGAACTCAACATTCCAACCTGTCAATATTGTGGGTTGTATTTCTAAATATTTTTTGAAGAAAGCATTTAATAAATCAAACTCATCTTTAAATTGTACAATAGTATCACTTGTATTCTTTGTATTAAGTTTATTGTGTGGGTCCAATACATAACAGAAGTATTCGTTTGTTACAGGGTCATTGAAAGCTATCGAAGTGATTACGTTTTCAGCTGTGTTGATATTAGGAAATCCATCTGTAACCTCTACCTCAATGTCAAATATCATCGTTCTATGTCCCTCTGAAGGTTCGTCTGAATCAGTATAATTATCTACTAATACACGAATTTCAGGATTGACATCCGACTCAAACAAATCAGGTTGTCCTTTTTCCCATTCTGTTATTCTTTTTAATTTATCACCATATAACGAGACAAAGTTTCCAGCTCTGTGTTTTGTGTAGGCATACTTTTTGTAACGAAATGTTTGATGTCCAAACTTATCGTCCCAAATATGCATTTTATTGACTCTTCTATCGTAATAGATGCCTTGATACATTTAGATTGTAAAACCTCAATTTATTATGTTAGAATATACGAACAAATCAGTATACTTGTCAAGTGGTTTTTATATTTTCTCCCGGAACTTCACAAGCGTCATTATTACAGAACTTGTCGATTTCAGCTTCCTCACCTTCAACACCAACAAAACTAAGTTTACCTAACTTTTTAACTTGTTTATTGTACTCGTCTTCATCGATAGCTTCGTATGGCATTTGTTTGTAAGCTCCATAATCGTGTCTTGGTAATAATGATATACCTTTTAATCTGTATTGAAAATAATTTAGGACAGCAGGTAACTGGTCGGCCTCTTTCTCAGGGTCGAACGTAGCTGTACAACTAACTTGATTGTCTGCCCAATGTCTTTGTAAGAATGCGGCTAAACTGAATTGTTCCCAGATTGATAGTTCAGCCGCAGTTCTTATTCCCTCTCCTACATCTACAGGTACTTCGACAACCATCGTAGAATCTTCTGAACCGAAAGCGGGTTCTAATTTATATCCTGCTTTCTTTAATGGTTCTAATAACTCAGAATGTTTAGATAACCTCATTCTACGAATATAAAATCTTGATTCAGGATAATGCATCCCTGGTGTAGCTCCTACTAATAGTGATACCGTTCCACTAGGTTTGACTGATGTTGTTTTAATTGAACGTGGTACAGCAAACCAATCTGAATATTTTTTATCCCAATCTTGTATAGTATCATATCCAGTTTCTAACCAGTTTTGTAATTCATTTAATCCTTTGTTTGTTATAAACTGAGCAACTCCACTTACACTACATCCGATTCTTCTATTTCTTAACATCACTCTGTTTGTATCTGACCAATGTGTTTTACCTAAAGTTACGGTCTTGGCATACAGATAAGCATACTTTAGTGTTCTCTGATAATCTTCTAATGAATCGTGATTACTCGGAAACGTTTCTACTAAACAACATAACTCGTATGATTCAAGTGATTGTTCAAGACAAGGATTACCTCCCATTACTCTGTGGTCTTTATTGTCTCCTCCATTCTTCATACGAGAATACTTTCTCATATTATCTAACCAGGCAAAACCAGGTTCACCGTTATCAGTAATACGTTTACAAACCTCTGTATAGTCCATTCCTAACTCAGCAAATATACTATTATTACTTGTCCAACCATATTGGTCTCTATGTGGATTTACTTCATAATTTTTTAAATCTAAATACTCTTCATTGTGTGGGTCTCCAAATACAATCTCAGCAGTTCTTCTAACATTACCAGCTACAACACACTTACCAATCAAATTCATAATATCAACGATTGTTGTGATTGTGATTGGTTCACCCTTATTTTTATCTAACACATTTATAATATCCTGATGCACTTCCATCAAGGGTTCAGGACCAGAACTCATACCACCGAAACCTTTTATCGGTACACCAGCTGGTCTAATTTTACTATAATCAAAACCTACAGGAGCTGTACCGTGAAAATAACTTTCTAATAGTAATTTAAGTGATTCAACCCAACCCTCTCTAGTATCAGGTATCTCGAAGACTTCTTCATTTCTATCTTTGTTAACACCCTTGACTATAATCTCACCTGCTCCTTTTGTATCGAATCCTACACCAACACCTAACATAGAGGCATCCATAAGAAAACAAAATGGTTTTGAGTAGTCTTCTTTAATTGTTTTTGTTGATACAAAGGCACAATTATTCAGAGCAGCGTATAATCCTTTTTCTTCTGTAATCGGTGTACCCATAGCCCATAGACCACGTCCAGGAGGTAAAAACTTCATATTGAACATTCTCTCATACATCTCTTGTGCAGACTTTTGTGCTTGCCAGGCGTTCCAACCTAACTGGTGTGATTCAATCCAATTCTTTTGCATTGTGTAGGTTCCCTCAACTACACGTTGAATGGTTTCCCACCATCTTTCATTTTTTCCGTTATCTTTAATACGAGAATATGTTCTCATATACACTAATTCACCAAGACCGTTGAACCCGAATGGGGGTCTTTTTCTTTTGTATTTATCTATAAACTTTTCGGATAACTTGAATTTTTCCATCTAACTAACTCCTGTTGTAATCTTATTCTCGTAACAAATATAAGTATAATATATACGAAAGTATATTCACGATTTATTCGAAACCGTCAACTTTTTTTCCCATATCTTTATATTTGTTTGCTAATTCTTTTCTTAAAAACTCTTCACTATTATTCATCTTACTTTGTGCATCTTTACCAAACTGGCTACTACCCTCGAAGATTTGTACTTGACCTATATTTGTATTTATTGTAGACGGATAAGTTACACCATCGATACCAAATCTATTTTTAATCACGTGAAATCTACCAGTGTTGGCAATCTTGTCTTCTACTTTTCTACTCATACTCATTACAAAATCAGCAGTCATAACTTTACTATAATCTTCAGCTACTTTATCAGCACCAATCACATCTTCTTCAAGAGCAGAACGATTAGCTTGTGAAGCAGTCCAGATAGGAACTTCTAACTCACCAGCTAGTCCTCTCAAATCTTCATAGATGTTTCCTATAGCATGTCTCTTCTCTCTGAAGTTACCAGTTGGCATCAATATATCAGCATAATCAACAAGAACAACATCAGGTTTGATACCACTCAACTCGATTTGTTTCAAGTGAGCTCCTAATGTCTGTACAGAAGCGGCCTTTGTAGGAAAGTATTTGATTAAAAGTCTACCTGGAAGATTTTCTATTTTTGATTTGACATCATCTTTGTAGTACTTGATATTAGCTGTAGTTACACCTGTAAAGATACTATCATATCTTAGACCTACATAATTTTCATTCAACTCAAGTGTGTAATGAACAACCGTTTTGTCTGATTTCAAAGCTCCTGCTCCTAGAGCTTGTAGTGTCCAAGATTTACCTATACCAGCGGGAGCTACTATGACACCCAACTCACCTGAACCTAGTCCTCCGTCCATAATCTCATTAATGACATCCCAAGGAGTGGGTGTTGTTAATCTAGCAGAAGCTTCTAATCTTAAATCTAGTGATGTGATATAATCTTGACCTAAATCTCTTTCAGAACCTGCTTTCATAGCTTCATCTATTATTGATTTTATACCATCATAATCTTTGTTTTCTAACAAATCAACTGATTCTAATATAGCATTCTTGAGTGATTGATTCTTACAAAAATCAAGTGTTTGAGATTGTACAAACTCTAAATCAGTAGCCTCGATATTCTTCCATACTTCTCTAAGTTTATCAACAACCCCGCTCTTCAAAACATCATTTTCTATTTCATCAACTTTGTATTTGATAACTTCGAGTGTAGGTTGTTTTTTATACTGAGTGTAATAATCACGTATACTATTTACTAACCATTTATTAGAGTCTGAATCAAACATATCAGGATTCAAAATATCATTAATTGTCTGAATAAACTTAACATCTCTTAATAAAGAGGCTATTATTTTAGACTGAAATGATGTCCCAAATTGTGTTAATGTTTCACTCATCTGTTTGTTTCTACTCTCAAATATTCTTGTAAAACTAAATCTGTAGGTTTTACATCATAGTTTTCGTTTTGAAATATTTCCCAAGAATCTAAAGCATATTGACCGATACCATACAACTCAGTAACATCATTAAATCCATTTACATAACCCTCACTCATCTTTATCAAACGTGTAGCTCTTGTGTTGTATAATCCTAACGGTTTGATTATATCAACTAAATCTGAATGTTCAGCTTTCATCATATCTTTAGGTGTCGGATATGTTTTAAAGAGTTCTTCTCTAACGGTATCAACTTGTTTTCTATTAGTTTGATTTAACAACATACAACAAACTAACATCTTCCAAGTATCATCTTGATATATCTCTTGTAGTAAAGGTCTTATAATTTCTCTAATCATTTGTTTTCTCTGCATAATGATTTAACTGATTGAAGTTAGTTAATAACCAACTATTAAGATTAGGAAGAGCAGCATATAATTTATCTTCCAAAAACATTTTTTGAAATTTATACTTTACCAATCTATTGATAGGTTCTCTAATCTTCTCTTGTATTTTTGTTTTTGTAGAACCTGATATATCTACATCCGATAACTGCATCAACCTATAGTTCAGTTCTATAACATCTTTTGAATCTGGTAATTCTGTAATTACTTCATCTATATTAACTATACGATTCTCACTTAAAAACGGTAATTTTTTTTGAATTGTTTTAAGACCTAGTCCTCTTACACCTTTGATGTTGTCTGATTTATCTCCATCTAATACTCTGTACCAAATATAGTTGTGAGATGAAATACCAAACTCATCTAAGACCGTTTGTTCATCATATAACTTTTTCTTAGTAGGACTCCATATCTTGATTCTACCATTAGCTAACTGAAGAAAGTCTTTATCAGTTGACATAATTGTAATCTTAGACTCTGTTAAGACTTGACGACATATATAACCTATCGTGTCATCAGCTTCGATATTGTCATAAGATAAAACCGTTATAGGTAAAGTGTTAAGATACTCAACGACTCGTTGTAACTGCATCATCATATTTTGTTTCTCATCTTCTTGAGAAGCAAAATCATACGTACGATTTACTCTGTATTTTGTTTTTCTATTTTGTTTATACTCAGGATATAACTTTCTACGGCGTGTAGACCCACCTTTGCCATCAAACACTATGACGACTCGGGTAGGTCTAAACATATTAATAGCGTAACCTATACTTCTCAGAAAACCAACTATTCCACCAACGTGAATACCATCATCGTTAGTAGTTGGTATAACACTAAACACTCTAATAAAAGTATTTAGGCCATCTATAACAAGTACTTTATCATCAGGATTTCCGCCGTCTAAAGAACCACCCTTCTTCTTGATTTCATCAAGTATAGAAAGATACTTTTTATTACTCACTTAGTTCCTCTTCTACGACCACATCATCTATACCAAAGTTCTTTTCGTATTTGAGAATAACCTTTTCACATATTAAGTTGTAACAATAGGTTCTAAAGTCTTTATCTTTGAGTTGTTCACCCCAATCTTTAGATTGAAACTTGAGTTCTACTCCTTTGTGATTGTCCATTGTGTACCAAGCACCTGCTTGTTTAACAAGTCTATGGTCTTTCATAACTTTCAACCAACTTCCCTCATCATCAATACCAGTCTCAAAGTAAAGTTCAAAATCAGCATGTCTCATAGGAGGACCAAGTCTGTTTTTAATGACTTGAGCTCTCATCTTCATACCAATAGTATTGTTCTTTTTATCTTTGATTTGTCCAGTATTCTTCAATCTTATACGAGTTGAGGCGTGAAATGGTAATGCCTTTCCACCACTTGTAGTCCAAGGGTCTCCAAACATTACTCCGAGTTTTTGTCTGAGTTGATTTGTAAACACAAGAGCTATTCTTTGTCTTCCAATCATCTGAGTTATCTTTCTCATAGCTTTTGAAATGATAATAGCTTTTGAAGTAGCGAAACCATCTTTATCAAACTCGGCATCCATTTCTATTTTTGTTGAAGCAGCGGCTAGTGAATCAACCAAGATAGTAACTAATCTATCTTTATCACTTTCACGAACCTTTGCTGTGATTTCTTCGATAGCTGAAAAAATGTCTTCTACCGTTTCTAAGTGTAGATACAACATACTCTCTACATCAACACCGATTGATGATAGAAATTCTGTACTAACAGCTGTTTCAGTATCGATATAGACAGCAACACCACCCTTCTTTTGAGTCTCAGCGAGCATATGAGCTCCAAGTAATGATTTACCACTACTCTCAAGTCCATTTAACTCTGTAATTCTACCGACTGCAATACCACCGTCAGGTTTGTTTGATATTGCCAAGTCTAACATTGTAGAACCTGTAGACACAAAATCTTTTATATCAGTAGGTGTTGTATCTGTACCATCCAAGAAATATGCAACTTTCATATCCTTGAATTGTTTATTTAAGGTGTCAGCTAAGACACCAGCTAATTCGTCTCTTGTAGACATATTTTTCTCCAATTAAGTGTGGGTGATTGTCGTGAGATAACCACCCACGGGGTTTCATTTAGCTATTGAACAAATCATCGAATGCATCTGAAGTCTCTTTGGCGTCAAAAGATTTCTCAGCCTGTTTAGGTTGAGATTCTTCTGTTGAAGTTTCACCTTCAGAATCACCAGCAAGATAATCATTCAGAGCTTGAGTCAATTCATCATAAGATTGTTCCTGATAGATTTCAGTAATATTCTTTTGTGATTCCTTGATTGTTTCAAGCACAGAAGCATCCTCTGTAATTGGAGTTTGGTTAGGTTTTACTCTAATTGAAGTCGAAGGGAAGGACTTACCTGTCTCTTCGGCTGTTTTGAACTCTACAGCAACATCACGTCCGCTTGTAGCATCTGTAATATCACCATAGTCTGGGTCTGCTATAATGGAAAGCAGTTCTTGATAAACCGTCTTACCGAATCCCCAAAATCTAACACCTTGTGATTCCTCACCTCTTACGATAACCGGAGCAAAAGTTCTCATTTTAGCTTCGATTTTCTTTCCGAGACGATAATCATCTTTTGAACCTGTACCTTTGAGTTTTGAAGCAAACTCTTCGATTGGGTCTGGACGACCGAATGACATCGGAGAAAGATAGTTCTTACCTCCTAAGTCGTAATGAAAGTACAATTCAATAAAAGGATTGTCTTGATTGAACTTATAAGGAACAATTCTAACCAGTTGTGTTCCTGGTTGAGGTTTCCATAAGTTTGAAGTTCGTGTTGTTGTAGTCTGAAGTTGACTAAGACGATTCTTGATTGCATTTAAATCCATTAATTATCTCCTATTATTTATTTGTTATTTGTTAATTAGTATTCAAGTATAACCTTGATACATCAATAAGTATTGTATTGATTTTTAAAATACAATTATTTTTTATCTTTTGTCCAAGTTTTTGTATCTACGATTGAATAGATACGTGTTGGTATTTTATTAAGTCCATTTTCATTTGTCAATAGTAAGCTGTTTTTGTAGTTCTCCCAATCGATTGGAAATGATTTATCTAACTTCCCACCGTTTAGTTCACGAATCAAATCATTGAGAGCATTAATTGTGTATAGGGTGTTCGTGTTCTTTTTTCTATGGAGCGAAATAGTATCAGGAATCCCTTGCATAAAATCTTCATCGTACTCTACATTATAAGTACAGATTAATTGATGATGGTCATTTTCATTTTGAAATACGTAAATCTTATCAAACACAATATCATTACAAGTTATGATAATATCGATAACTTCGTGTAGTTTATTTCGTTTTGTAAATGTACAGAGTAATTGTGTTTTCATTCTTCTCTATCCCTCTTTAACAATTTTTCTAACTTCTTTACGTCTTTATCTTCCCAAGTACTTGTATCGAACGAACCAATTTTTAAGGCTAAGGCCATAAACGAAGTTTGACCTAATTCCATTACAGGTGCAGTACCAATACCTCTTGCTCTACCGTTTAGGTAAAACAATGGATATCTACCTCCGTCCTCGTGTCTAAATAAAATTTCTCCAGATTCATAATCTATCTCTATTTGGTCAGCCAACAACTCTTCTAAATCTTCAGGGTCTGCATCACCATTTCTTACATCGGCTAAAACCTGTTGAAACTTTGAACCGAATAAAGACACTAAATTTTCTTCATCTAAAGTGGAACCGTCGGGAGGAATACCATACATAGTTACAAAAGAATCAACTCCTCCATCACTTAAAGTCTGATTTAATCCAAGAGCATCAAAAACATGCATCGCTCTTAACACGTGTCTATTCATACCTTTTTTAGCTTCTTCGGATGAATTTAATACAGCAAAGGTTTTTTTCGACAAAACATTATCAGACTCACGTATAAGCGCGTCACCTTTTTTATCTTTGAGTTTCATTAATCGGTGTAATGCTTTCATCTCATCACCTGAAAGGTTATTTGGTTTTTCTGTTGAAGCTAGTCGTACTTTTTCTAACAATTTTTCTGGATTCCTCAGAATATCTAAATATTTTTCTGATAGTTTTTCTTTTTTAATTTCTTCTGGTGTTAAACTATTCACCATTTCTAAAATATCTTCAGGTGAATATTTTTTATAAGCTTGTTTAAATCTTTCAGCTCTGTCTTTATTATATTCTGCTATCGACATAGCTTCACTTATTTTTTTATGTTCATCTGGTGGCATCACTTCTTTTAAATTATCAAGTAATATGGCTGATTGTTCATCCCATCCTCCATTATTTAAAAATACTCTTCCATCTTGTTTTAAAGATATTCCAATATTTACACCTTCTGTGGTTCTAACGAACATATCACTAGATGTTTTTAATTTAGGGTCAACACCGATTGCTCTTCTACCCTCATCAGTATCCCAGGCAACATCCTCAATGTTTTTAAGACCTATTTTTTTATCTATAGCTTTTAAAGTTGCCATTGCTGATTTTACCCATTTAGGGTTTAAAAAAGTATCATCTTCATTAGCTATTTTCATTAACTCTTTTTCGATTTCTTCAAAAGAAGCACCGGCTTTAAACATACGAATACCTGTATGAACAGCTGCTTCCCCAGCTCTTGAAGTATCAGTGCCTAAACCAACCCCCTTACGTTTACCATCTTTTTTAGCTTGACTCTTTGTATATCTTAAAGCATCATCTGTGGTTTCGTGGTCTGATTTTAGTAATTCTTCTTTTGATTCAGGTTCTTTATCTTGTTCTTTATCTTTTTTAACTTTCTCAATATCATCCTTAGAGGCATCTTTTTTGATTAAATCTTGTGTATCGGGATTGTGTGTACGAACAGGATATACGTTACCACTCTTTTTGTTCTTCACAATATCTATTTCATTGAGATTTTGAATCAACTCATCTATGGCTTGATATGGCCATCCATACTCTATCAGTATTTCAGTCAACTGGTATTGATGAGTTGAGTTTTGAGGATTGGGTTTCGAATTGTGTACTCTATAACTCCACTCTTTGACTATTTTATCGAAATCAGTTATCATATAAACTTCTCTGTTATATCTTTCATTTCGTGATAATTTAAACCCCAACTAACTTTAACAGGATATTTACCATCTTGTTCTAATGTGTCCTTTATTAACTTTAAATAATCTAAACCATCTTCCATATTAAAGTCAAACAGAAAACTATCATAAGAGTATAAAACCAACTTACTCTCAAACGTATTTATCTTGGGTATCAACTTATTCAATACCCTCATATTGTTCTCTGTTTCCATAAGTTGAATCGTGTAATTGAACAACTTGTTGGCGTTCATATCACTTAAATTCTTTTTGTATATTCGTCTATTATAAATATCTGAAACAATAAATTCTTCTTTATTATAAGATGTCCATAGTTCCTCAATATAATCATTAACCATACTGAAATATTGATTTGTCTCGATTACTTCAGGGGGGACATAACCATATAGATACTGAAATGATAAACTTTTAGCCTCATCGTAATCTACACCATAAAGTTTAGCCATATGGTTGTGAACTGAACCTTGAGGAAACTCGTAACCTATTTTGTCTGCAATCAATCGTAAGTGATAAGCATCAAAGTCCATCTCGACCAACACACCATTATCAAAACGACTCACAAACTCCTTACGACTTCCGTCTTTTTTGTTGAGAGCTGCAAAGTTTGTACCTCCGAAACGATTACTGGGACGACCCGTTGAGGTATACAGATTGTATTCACTATATTTCATACCATCGAGTGTTTTCAAACCATTTGATTCTATGTAGGTTAGATTACTGAAGATTTCATCATTATATGACGTATTGACAGATTGAGTGTTGTTTTGAATTGTATTTTCAAGAAGCTTTGAAACCTCTCTACAATACTCAAGATGTTTCATTACAGGTATTATGTTGTTAACATCAGGTTTTCTGTAATGATTTATGTTGAAATAATTGTGAGCATTAGTCGTGATATTATCTATATCTAAAGGATAACCTGTATTCATATAATGTAACAAATTCACATCAACGACATTGTTCAACTCAATAAGATGTTTGAGTTTTTTAGAATCATACGTGTATTTTATTGAGTCTGATTTCAAATCAGGAACATCAATGTTCAAAGTCTCACTATGATTCAGAGGCACAACAAACTCATCTCCCGTCAATACTTTTACATATAACAGGGATAGCTTGTCGTTTGCCGGGTGTTTATTTGTATCACATTGTATGGGTACTAAAATACAATCTTCGGTTTTATATATTTTTAAAAACTCTTGAAGTTGTGATTCACTCTCGATTATTAACAATAAATTTCTGTCCAAAGTTTAGTGGTTTCAGGAAATACCTCTAACATTATTTCTTTTAATGCTCTTGCATACTCTTGTATCTCTACTTGTGAGGTTGCCTCATCTCTTAGTTCAATAAAGTTCATAACACTTTGAAATGATGCAGTCCACCACACTTTAGTATATAAAGTAAGAGGTAATATACTACGAGCTTGTTCTTTAGCCATTCCCATTTCTAACAACTCATTGTAGGTCTCGATTGACTTTCTTTGAGTTTCTCTCCACATCATTGTGGCTTCCACTTGTTTATCAATCAAGCCTTCACTAGCTTGTTTGTTATCATCTGATTGTTTACGAAACTCTGTTGGTTCATAAAACTCATCATAAGGGACATAACGACCACTTATCTCATTCCAGGCATGGTCTTTTGTTACGTGAGTAGATGTTGTCTCGATACCTACCACGTGTTTGTACCATTGTCGCATTACAAATTCAGGAGCCTTGATTATGACCTGAAGATGTTGGTGTCTGAAGGGTGAGAAGTGTTTGTGTTTGATTAAGAACTTAGATAGTTTCCTATCTTTTTCTGTAAACTCGTCTGAACGACCACCAAATGATACACGAGCAGCATTTACAGGTGTTAAGTCATCACCAAGTGTATCCACTACTTCTATGTATCCTTTGTCCAATACATTTATTTTCATATTATAACCTTTATTTAATTATATATATTAAGTTTTTTTCAGTAATGATAATTTTTTTTCTAAATCATCAGGTGAATTTTGAGGAGCTCGATAAAATTGTAAAGGGAACAAACTCTTGTCGATATTAGGATAATTAACTATTAAATCATTGATAGTGTTTTGATTATCACGAATGACCTCCTGGCGTGTTCCTTTGAGTTTCCAATTAAATGAAGTATACTTGTATAAGTTATTTTGATTTTCAAAATCATCTTGAGTGATTTCAAAAGGTGGTTTTGTAGGGTCATTAGCCTCTTGTGTAAAATATCTTGTTATACTTCCTATTCTATAATCTGAGTCTGTAATTTCTGGTTTAGTTTCTACAGGATAGTTTTCCCTACTAGGAAACTTTAACTCTCTGTATCTTAAAAAACTAGATTTATCTTTGACTTTAAAAATAAGTTTGGAGTTCGTTGAGTCTTTGAGACCAGTCAAATATTTTTCATCTTTATCTAAGGTGTTATAAATAGAATATAATGTATTTGGTTTAACAAAACCTCCAGTCTCAACGTATCGAAACTCTTGTAGTTTAGTAAATAAACCTTGAGTAGTTCTCTCAATGTTTTGTTTTATATTTCTTATTTGTTCTTTAGTAGCCATTAGTTAAAGTATTTCCTTATTGCAATATAAAAGACTCTTCTCGAGCAGAACCAATGTCTCCTGAATAAACATCTTCGTTAACCTCTTTTTGTCTCTGACGTTCATTCAATTCAGCTTTCTCGAGATAGTTAGTAAATTGACGTTGTTTCAATGTATCAAGTGTCTCGAATCCTTCAACAACTGAATCTAAATTTGACCTCATCTTACAAGCTAATGTTACGGTCCATCCCTCATTCCCTATCCTATGATTTACATCAAATATTTGAAACACGGTTTTTTGTTGATATTCAAGAGGAACGTAAGTGGAATGACAAGAATTACCAGGAAATATTCCTCCTATTCCATCTATTTCTAACTCTAATTCTAAGGGTATCAACAATGGTGTTTTTGAATTTTTATAAATACCGTGTTGAGTTGTTAGAAATCCTACTGAACCTTTGAATGGTAATTTCATTTTTCCATCTTTATCAAACATAGAACCAAGTAATTCACCTAATTCTTTTTTTCCTCCGAGTAGGGCTTCTTCGTATTCTAAAAGACTACCTAATTCTATTGGTGATAAATCTCTAATTACAGGAGGAGGAACACCAGAATCAAAATTTAAACCTTTATACAAATCTTCATTTTCAGCTAGTTTTAATTCTTCATTAATTTTTTCAAGTCTATCTTCTAATTTTAATTCTAAATCTCCTGAGTTGTCTATGATGAACTTTCTTATGTCATCACCTTTATCACTTAATTCATCATTTGGGTTTCCATCAGGTGTTCCTATTCTATTTAAACTATCAGACCTAAATGCTAAATCCGCTCTATTATTTTTAACATCACTATATTTGTTGAATAGAGCCCCAGCAAACACACCTTCTTTCTCACCGAAAGCAGCACCCGGATTAGCAAAATCTTTCAATTGGTCCAAGTTTGTTCCATACATAATGGATAATTGAAGAGCATCAGGAATCTTAGCTGTTATGTTTTGTCTTTTTACCATACTATCTTTTTGCCATACTGGAAAGAAAAATACACCAGGTTCAAATGTATCATTTGTTATCACATCTTCACCAAACATAAAACTTTGTTTAGAACTTACAGGATTATTTCTACTAAACTCGAAATCTACAACTTGATTATCAATAATTTTAGCTCTGTTAGTCTCAGTCTCATCAGTTACAACTTGGAAACTCCAAAAGTTTAATTCTTGATTTAATATTGAGAATAAAGATTCTAGTGATTCAATTATGTTTAAACTCTCAACATTAAACTCATCACCCACACCGAAAGCATCTCTAATTACTTTTGTGTTGATTAACATATTACGTAAATAACCGTATTTTCCTGGGATTGTAACTTCACGAGTTTTTTCTCCAGTCTTTTTTAACTTGTAGTCTCCTTTACCCTTAAAAAATTTCCTCTTACTTCTATTCTCAACAGAGTCAGCAGTTTCCAATAAATCAAAAACATCCTCTGTAATTGACTTTGTTATGGTGTCATCAGGTGTACTGAAAGGTTCAAAGATTTCTTTATCGTTGACAATATCACGTAACATTAATAAATACTTTTTATCACCAGGTGTTTTACCCTCCTTGACATAACCCGCTCCAACTCCGACAGCTTTTTTAGGTTCGAGTTTATAGGGTTTACTATCGACAGGATTAAATTGTCCTGGCATTATATGATTGTTAATGTTGGTTGTTTGTAACTCTGAATGATTTTTTATCCTTACACTTTCAGTTTCACCTGTTGTGGTACCTTCAGGAGTAAGAACTCTTTCGATTGACCTAAATTCAGTAAGAATCTCACTATATTTCTCAACACTTTTGTCTGGTTTTGTTACCATTGATAAAAATTTAGAAAGAATATTATCCTCGAACCAACCCCATCGAACCCAAGCATTATGGACAGATTTGCTAATTTTGGATTCATTATATTTAAGTTGTCCGGTTCCCGCTTTCTGTATTAAGAATTTATTTGATTTTCCAAAATAACGGTGTGGTGTACCCTCACTAAAACCACCACCCATATAATATCGATTTTGATTAGACCAAGTATTTGCTTTATTTTCTACTTTAGAGTCAAGAAGTTGTTGTTGTAGGTAATCATCTAGTTTACTAATCATTAATTTTAAAGACAATGTTGAGTTTAAATCAACAAGAGAATCAAGTTTTTCATTTCTTCCCTCCTTATCTATTCCTGGTTTATTTACAACTCGACTTATCTTAGCTGCTGTTTGAGAGGTTGTTTCGGCTACTGAGGTATTATAAACTATTCCTGGGTCAAGGGCAACTTCATTAGGTTCTGGATTATCAAGAATACTAGCTCCTACACTTGTGATGATAGTAGTACAATCGAAACCTCCATCTTCACGAGTTGTAAATTCAAAGTTTTTGATGATTCCAACCATCATATCGAAATCACCATTTTCTTCTATCACTTTATCTCGATATGATGTATCGTAAGCTTTAGCATCGATATAGGGTACTTTTGAATTATCATACTTTATGAATGATTTAGTATAACTTTGTTGAGAACCATCGTATACCCAACCCCATTCTAACAAAACGGTTTTTCCGTGAGCTAAAAAATGAGGCATCAATAAATTTAACTCATCCCAATCCCAACATACCCATTGAACGGTAGCCTCTCGTAAGGCTCTCACTCCTCCTTTAAACGTAACATCAGCGGACTTTAAACCTGGCATAGGTCTTTTGTTTTTGTTTCCGAAATTGATTTTTTTACCAGGTACTCCTTCCTGTCGAACTATTTCTGTAAAAGTACCTCCTCTTGTAGAACGAATAACTTTTTTAGTTGTATCAAGTATAGCTTTCTCATTGTCAATGTATGTACGAGGACCATATATCTCGTCATATCCTCCCGGGATATTATTGTTGTCTTTGAGTTTACCTCCCTGTAATACAACAGGATTGATTTGACCAGAACACATTCTCAAAAATGTTGAGCGTGTAGCCATTTTGGCGTGAGTTAACTCTCCGTCAGGTTTTTTACTATTTTGTCTATTTGGTGAACCGGTATCTTCATATTGGTCTCTACTGAGAATCCTCATCTTCTCGAATAATCGTCTTTGAATATTACCGGCGATTGCAGTGAGATTAATCATAACTATTAACCGTTAAGTGAAATAAAGTTCTGTATAATTTGTGAGACGTTTCCTGGTATTCGTAATAAATCTTCAGTACTGACACTTGTTTGTCCTTTGAGACCATTAGCTTTAGCTATTATCCACCATAAAGTTGAGTCTCCGTAATATCTGTTAGCTATCAAATCCAATCTATCACCATCGATAGGTCTAATAAACTTATCAGAATCATCAAGTGGTATCTCAGGATAATAAGTTGAGCCATACACTCTTAGTCCTGATTTATCTAGTTTAATTCTTGTTGAGTTGTAACGTTTCATTTTATATTCCTGCCATAGCTAAAACTTGTTTTGAACGTTTTTTAGCCTCTTCTGTATCGATTCCTTGTGATTGTAAACTACCTAATAAATCTTCTTGAGCAAATTTAGCGGCGTTATTAGGGTCTTTAAGTATATTTTGTAATAAAGTTTTATCTTTATCGTAATTTCTCTTTTTTTGTAACCAAGGATAACTATAAAGTGCCTGGTCTGAAGCTGGTAAGTCGCTCATAATTGGGATAAATGTTAAATTAGCTTGAATGTATTTAGGTGATTTGGTCCATAACGTTTCCCAAGTTCCATTATCTTGAACGGTGTATGTGAGAGCAGAAATGTATCCTGGCATTTCTGTAAACATTTCACCTATTGTTAATTTTGTAAATGGAGCAACCATAAATCCTGTTCTCATATCTGGATAGGTTTGACCAGCTAAAGCATTCATTTTTTCCCATAAAACGGGTAGTTCTTCAGCTGATTTTGGATACACATCAAATGTAAAACTTATTGTCCTTGTTGTTCCAGTATAAACAAAAACTTTATCTGGTCTTCCAATGTATTTTTCTTCAGCGTAGTCTGGTGTAAAAGTGTCTGAGATACCACTGAGTATGGCTCTGAATACTATGTAGTTATTATTCATATCAACGAATCTAAATGGAATAAAATCTAATTCCTCTTCTGTTTTACCTTCAGGTGATTTAGCTGTATCACGAGGACCATAGGGAATAAGATTTACTCGGTCTCTACCAACATCAGCAAAGGCATCTAAGTCTTGAGTTACTGCTGATTTTTTAGAACTATCTATGGGAACTTTGTCAATGTTAAAATCAAAAGGACTCTTTATACCTTTGACCATGTCAACAAAACCTCTAGCCGCGTTAAATATGTCCGGATTAAGACCGAATGTGTTTGGTCCTCCTTTTCCTTCTAATGGATTTTTCGGTAACTTAATGTTTAATTTTTTAAAAGGATTTCCAATACTTATGTTTACCTTTGGCCCTCTCAAATTTTTTAAGTATCTTACACCGGCACCAGCGACTTTCGTGATAGCATCCTGTACAGGTTCTATAGCTCTTAACAACTTATCACTAGGAAAATCTAAATTGGAATCAATAGTTATATTATATTTTCGTTGAAAATCAGGTGAGTTGATATTGAACCCATTTTGAGCCCAATTAGCAGGAAAAGCTTTTAAAACTTCCTCTGGTACACTACCTTTTTGTTTTTCAATACTTAGTGTGTGAAGAGGAGGAAGAACATCACGACTCGTCGCAGTGAGAGCAAATAATTGAGCGTCAAGTTTTTTGTTTATACTGAGTTGTAAACTACGTACTCCTGGTTGACTTGCTAATGATAAAGGGTCATATTTTTTTAAATTAACACCTGTTTTGAGTAAATTACCGGATTCTGAACCTTTTAAGTCAGCGTCTAATATACCAGATATAGGACCTCGGACTGAACCCAAATTAGATTCAGGATTTGTTCTTTTCAATACTCGTTGTTTTTCTAAAAATCCTAAACCTTTAGCTGAAGCTAAGAACATTCCCATTCTAAACAAATCAGCTCCTGCTCTACTGATATATACTGAGGGTTGTCTACCTATGACGGCTCCCCCTAATTCATCCAAGAAGTTAAATCCTACTCGAAGAATTTGTCCTGCTTTTTCAATACCAGTACCCTCTAGTTTTTGACCTGTAAATCTATCTACTCCCCAATTATTTCCTATATCTCTAACGACAAATGGTTGTTTGAATCCGAGATTGGCAGGTCCTGTGCCTCTTGAAGGTCCTCTGATTCCTAATTCTCCACTTCCTTTTAGTTGTGAGTAATAATCGGATAAAGGGAATCTACCAATACGTGGGGGAGGATTGTTGTGTTGTATTTGAATTGGTGGGTTTTCTTTTAAACGTTCATTTCGTGTTTGAACGTATTTTTGTACATTTGTATCGATAGGATTGAATGCTCCTGAACTATCAAGAAAGACATTATTTGGTATAGCATCAGGTACAAATGCATTCAAAGGTGTTTTTGTTTTTCTAACGTCTAACTGAGCTGTAGGTTTGAAGAAACCTACTTCTCTATTAGGTACTTTACTCTTCTTTAATTCACTTAGAAAGGATGTTCGAGATTCTCTATCTATTCTTGTTAGATTCACACGATTCTGTTCTTGTAACTTAGCTCTTTCTTGTTCAGCTTTACGTTTGGCATTAACACTTTTTTGAGCTTCTAATTGGGCTTGTTTTCTTTCGTTAGCACGTTGTTTGCTAGCCTCGATTTCAGGGTCTTTAGCTCGTCCTGGCCTTCCTGATAAACTTGATTCGAAATCTATTACACCCATTATTAAATCTTTCTATTTAAACTAGGTAATGAATCTGAATTGTCGGCTATCCGTTGTAAAAGACCGACAGACTTATCAGTACCTCCTGTTCCAGCTGCTGCTGTATTGTTTCTCACAAGTCTTGATAATTGTTCAACATTTACACCCACACTATCAGCAAGAGCTTGTCTTTGTATAACGTTTAATCTATTGAACTCAGCTTCACCTCCAACTTGTTTTAATATCTCTCTCATCACACCTTCTTGGTCACCTGTTATGGCTAACTGACGAGCTTTATCAAGATTTATTTGTCTTCCA